CTGCCGTAAAGGACATGCTCAGTATCCCGACAGACCCAAAAAACTAGATGAGGGGGAAGATATCCCCCTTGATGAGACACTTTTTTTGATCATAAATAATTTGTGCGTATTATATCCAGGACTTAATCCGCTGACGCTCACTAAAACATCATATCACGATGTACTTGTGATGTATGCAGACGTGAGGCGGATGCAGATCCGGGAGGCACAGACAAAGGACAAGCCGAGACGACGCAGAGCGAGTGATGATGCAGGCTGGTGGTAATGCAATGATTGGCGAAGAAGACAGACGAAGCGACAACTAAATTTAAAGTAGACATCAGTGATCTGACTAAAAATATCACGGCAGCAAAGAAGCAGATGGCTCTGGCATCTGCAGAATTCAAGAACTCTACAGCAGGACTTGACAACTGGTCTAAAAGTGCTGATGGGGTGAGCAGTAAGCTGACCCAGCTCGGCAGGAATCTGCAGTCACAGAGAAGTATATTAACGGACTATCGTAAGCAGTATGAGCTCACTAAAAATCAGTACGGAGAGAACTCGAAGGCTGCAGTCGATCTCAAGATCAAGATCGAGAATCAGGAAGCAGCGATTAAGACTACTGAAAAAAGTATTGATAAGTACAACAATGTGCTTGCTGAGCTTACACAGGAGAATAACAAGACTGTATCTGCAACAGAACATCTCTCAGATACAATCAATGCTCAGGAGAAGAGCCTCACTGATATCAAGAAAGAATATGCATCTGTAGTATTGACACAGGGTAAGAATTCAGATGCAGCGAAGGATCTTGCAAAGCAGATCGATAGTCTGTCAACAGATCTGTCAGACAACAAGAAAGCGCTAAAAGATGTTAATGATGCGGCAGACGCACTCGACAACAGTTATGATGATCTTGAAGATGGAGTCAGAGATGCAGGAACAGCGGCAGAGGAATCCAGCGAAGGATTCACGGTGATGAAGGGCGTGCTGGCGAACCTTGTAGCTGAAGGAATCCGCAAGGCTCTTGATGGACTTAAGGATCTTGCTGCAGATGCACTTGAGACCGGAAGAACTTTTGAATCATCTATGAGTGAAGTCCAGGCTATATCCGGGGCGACAGGTGAAGACCTGAAACTCCTGTCGGACACAGCAAAAGAATTCGGAGCATCTACGGTATTTAGCGCAAGCGAGTCAGCGGACGCATTAAAGTACATGGCTCTCGCCGGCTGGGATGCACACCAGAGTACAGATGCACTGGGAGGTGTACTGAACCTTGCAGCGGCATCAGGTATGGATCTGGCCAAGGCATCTGACATGGTGACAGATTACCTGTCTGCATTTGGCCTGCAGGCAAAAGACAGTGCGTACTTTGCCGACCTGCTTGCTTATTCGCAGAGCAATTCAAATACATCAGCCGAACAGCTTGGCGAAGCCTATAAGAATTGTGCTGCCAATCTCAATGCTGCCGGACAGGATATCGAGACAACTACAAGCCTTCTTGCAATGATGGCGAATCAGGGACTTAAGGGCTCCGAAGGTGGAACAGCTCTTACAGCAGTCATGCGAGATATGACTGCTAAGATGAAAGATGGATCTATTGCCATCGGTGATGCAAATGTCCAGGTCATGGACGCTGAGGGAAACTACAGAGATCTTACTGATATTCTGAAGGACGTCGAGAAAGCAACGGATGGCATGGGTGATGCTCAGAAGGCCACAGCTCTTGCGTCAACGTTTACCTCAGATTCAATTAAGGGTCTGAACCTTATCCTTAATGCAGGGGTAAGCAATGCAGAAGACTTCGAGAAGCAACTGAGAAAATGCAGCGGATCCGCTGAGGACATGGCTAATGTCATGAATGACAACCTTGAAGGCGACCTGAAGGCTCTGAACAGTGCTTACGAAGATCTTGGCATTACTATATATGAATCTGCTACAGGCTCAATGCGAGAGTTTGTGCAGGAAGTTACTAATGATCTTATGCCAGCCATTAAGGATGCTATATCTGGCGTAGAAGGTGCGGATGAAGCACTTGGAGAATCAGTCAGTAATCTGATACTTATGGCGCTCGATGAAGTAACATCAATGCTGCCAAGGGCTGCCAATCTCGGTATATCCATTGCAGGCAGTCTTATACAAGGAGTGCTTGATTCCTTACCTGATATAGCAGATGCGGCAATAGACATGGCATCCGAGATATTATCCGGACTGTCAAAACAGCTTCCGAAAATAGCAAGCAAGGCAGCAGATGTGGTGCCTCAGATCATTACTGCTATACTTGCCAAAATGAATGACCTCATAGATGCAGGCATAACGCTTGTGCAAGGGCTGGTGTCAGCTCTTCCAGAAATCGTAGATTCACTGGTCGCTGCAACTCCTCAGATTATCCAGGCGCTGATAGACGGGCTTTTATCTGGCTATCAGGCTTTGACCGATGGGGCTATATCCCTCTTAATGGCGATAGTTTCGGCGGTGCCTCAGATCATAGATTCGCTGGTCGCTGCGCTGCCTCAGATCATAGATTCAGTGGTATCTGGACTTCTTGGCGCTATACCACAGCTCCTGGAGGCTTGCATATCGTTCTGGATGGCCATCATAGATGCACTGCCTCAGATCACAGTTGCCATCATAGATGCACTGCCTCAGATCATAACGACCATCATAGAGGTGCTGATCGAGAACATACCTTTGCTCTTAGACTGTGCGGTCGAACTGTTCATGACACTTGTCCAGGCCATTCCACAGATCATATTAGAGCTTAGAAAGTCTGTCCCTCAGATAATAGCATCTATCATGATGTCCCTTGCTAAATTAGGACCAAAACTGGCCACATTTGGCGGGGAGATACTTGCAAAAGTAATAGCTTGGTTTGGTGATATGGTTGCTAAGGCTGCTGAGTATGGACTGAAATTCGTCAATGGACTTGCTGAAAAAATAGAAAGCATCCCAGGCAAACTCAAGGACATATTCGATAAGGGAATACAAAAGGTTGTTGAGTTTGGCGGCAACCTCAAGGAGAAGGCCAAGGACGCCGGAAGAAAATTTGTTGATACTATAAAGGATGCGATAAAGGGGCTGCCTGACGATATCAAGGACATTGGAGGGCATTTCATCGAAGGCTTTTGGGATGGAATAACAGACAAATTTGGCTGGCTGACAGATAAGCTCGAAGGGTTTGCCGATGGCGTCATGGACAAACTCAAGAACTTCTTTGGTATACATTCGCCATCGAGAAGAGCCAGAGACGAAATTGGAAAATTCCTCGATCTTGGTGTAGCGGATGGTGTGGATCTGTACAAGCATAAGGTGTATGAATCTTTGAGGCGAATAGTAGACGAGGCAAAGAGTGTCACAGATGAAGGCTTTAACTTTGACGATGTAAAGAAACATATGCCGAGACCAAAGTCAGGAGGTGGAGGAGAAGGTGGATCGACCACGAATAATACCACTACATACAACTTTGTACAGAATAATTCATCACCAAAACCACTGAACCGCCTTGAAATATACAGACAGACAAAGAATCTTATCGATCCAAGGAAGCCGGAGGTGTCATAGATGTATCAGATTGCTATACAGAATGCGACAGGTGACAGGTTAGAGCTGACGGAGAATAAGGACTATATAGTTACCGCATCGGGATTATCTCCAGAAAATGCGAACATTGTCACTGCAACAGTGGCAAATATGCCCGGTGCAAAGTACACAAACTCGAAAAAGCAAAAGAGAAATATAGTCCTTATGATATATCCACAGCGTGATATAGAGACAAGCAGAATCAATCTGTATAAGTACATATCTACAGGTGCATGGATCAGGGTTTTTTTTAAGAATGGTACAAGAAATGTATATATAGATGGATATGTGGAATCGTTTGAAACAGATCTATTTGCCCGGACACAGGTAGCGCAGGTTAGTATCCTGTGTCCGGCTCCAGCGTTCATTGACGCGCAGAAGATGACAGTTGTCAATTCTGTTTCCACACCCAAATTTTCGTTCCCATTCTATACACTGATCGCATCAAATCTCGTACCAGGAGGTGCGGGGCTTGATGACATCAGATGTGAACTTATAAATATGACAGATACGACATTGATACTTAATTCAGGCAAACTTGAAGAGAGTACATTAGGGTAAGTTGCACCGGTGCAACTGAAAACGGAGGTATGACTATGTACAAGAAACAGAACTTTCAGCCCGGGGAAGTGCTATCGGCTACGCAGATGGACCACATAGAAGATGGACTTGTTGAGATAGAAAAAAATGTTATTGAGACACTTGAAGATGTAAAAAAATCTGTCAGTGATAGAAATACCAAGATAGCCACAGCTATCACTGAAAAAGGAGTGGCTACAGAACCAACAGATTCGGCGGATGTGATGGCTGAGAATATTAGAAAGATACCGACAGGTACATCGAACTCACAGATATTAAGCACAACAATGATATCCGGCGTGGTGCAGTGCCGAGTGACACATGAGATAGATAATACATTAGATTAAAGGAGGAAGTATATATATGTTGACAAATAATGTTGCTGGACTCGTCAGTTTAAATTGTCAAAGCAGCTCAGCTAATTATAATGTGTGTAAAACTACAGACGGCAAACCAGCCAGTGGAGGTTATAGTTGGCTAAGATCAA